TACTGTAGTAGAGGTAACAACTCCTACTGAATATGTAATTGAAACAACTACTGGTCCTAGATTTGAAATCGCACCCTCTGGTATAAATACAGAGCGAGTTGCTTGGGTAGATTCTTGGATACAATTACGCCAAGGCGAGGTAGTTCTTAGACAAGATGATGATAGTAACCACAATTCTCAAACTAATTACTATGCATCTAAACTTATAGGTACATTAGATACAGGTATTTATACTATTCGTGCCACATCGTATGACTACATAGTTGCAGGTCAAAGACCTATTGGAACTTATACTTTAAGTAGTAATTTGATTCAGCCTCCACCACCCCCATTAGTAGTGGAACCTGAACCTATCCCCGAACCAGAACCTATCGTGCCAGAAGAGCCAGAAGTAGAGCCATCTGTTGCTCCACCAGAGCAATTAGAGCCAATATTGCCGCCAATAATTCCATTTGAACCCCCTATTGAAATACCAACAATAGAAGAACCTCCTGTCCCTGCAGAAGAACCTCCTATTGTAATTGAAGAGCCTACAGTACCTGTAGAAGAGGTGCCAGTTGAGGCTGAGGAGCCTCCTGTAGAGGTTGAACAACCGCCTGTAGAGGAAGAAGCACCACCTACACCTGTGGAGGAAGCACCTCCTACAGTTGAGGAAGCAGTAGCAGATATAATTGCTGAAGCAGATGGTGAAGCCATTACTGCTGAAGATATGGAAGAAGCGGGTCTTACTTATGAAGACTTGCCACCTGATACTCCAGTAGAAGTTCGTACTGATGCTAATGGTAATGAGGTTGTAGTAACAGCCGAAGTCGCTGCTGCATTACAAGTATTTGAATCACCTGCTGAATTAGTAAGTGCAATTTTTAATGATCCTGGACAAGTATTAACAGCCGTAGCAAATATTGGCGCTGATATGTCCGATGAAGAACGAGAAGAAGCAGAAGAAATTATTGTTGCCTCTGTTATCGCTAGTCAGGCCGCTATCAACGCAGCAGGTATGGCAGCAGGTACAGCAACTAGAACCTCAACGCCAAGTTCCCCTGCTGGTGGACCTATGGCTGGTAACGATAAGCCTAAGTCAACAAGAAGGAGAAAACCTTGAAAATATTAAAAGATATGATCGACCAATTATGGACACTTCTTGGCATGTTTATTGCCTGGGTAGTTCTTGATGGGTCTGCTAAGACTGTAGTCGGCTATGCAATCATTGGAACTTTAATTGCTTGGGCAATTACATACCGTTTACGAAACCCAAAGGATGATGATGGTAACTAACATATGGAATATATTGATGAGAATTGTTGCCGTATTTGCGGCATCGGGACTATCAGTAATAGGTGCGGGTGCAGTAGTGGGGATAAGCACAGCGAAGGCTGTAATTCTAGCGGGTACTCTGGGAGTTGCAACTGTAGTTGAGCGTTTAGCCCGTGGTTTCCTTGATGATGGTAAACTAACCGTCACCGAAATCAATGCGGCATTTGCTGCTGTTGATAAGAGAGCAAAGGAATCTAAGTGAGTAGTGTAGTAGATATAGCAAAATCACAAATTGGATACCAAGAAGTTGGCACTAGAAATGATAGTATGTATGGCAAGTGGTATGGATTAAACTATAACCCTTGGTGTGCTATGTTTGTATCATGGTGCTTTGACCAAGTAGGACAAGTTTCTAGTGTGGCAGCCCAGACTAAAAAAGGATTCGCATCATGTGATGCAGGTCTCAAGTGGTTTGCTAAAAAAGGCAAGGTAGTACCAGTTGGCAAGGCTCAACCTGGTGATATAGTATTCTTCCAGTTCGATGACGACGCACAGGCTGACCATGTTGGCATTTGCGAAAGCAACGACGGAAAGAAGTTCCTTAAAGTTATTGAGGGTAATACCTCTAGTGGCGATAAGGGAAGTCAATCAAACGGAGATGGTGTGTATCTTAGGAAACGCGCTTACTCCCTAATAATGGGCGTTGTTCGCCCTTAAGGATGGATATGAATACAACTAAACTAAAAGCAATTGTACTCTCCTATGTACGTGCTGGAGCAGCAGCAGTTCTTGCTCTGTATCTTGCTGGTACAACTGACCTAAAAACATTAGCGTTAGCAGGAGTCGCAGCAGTTGCAGGACCTCTTCTAAAGGCTTTGGACTCTTCAGCCACAGAATTTGGTCGTGGAAGTAAGTAGTTACATACCTTAAATAAGCCTTTAAAGGCCGTTTTTAGACACGAAGTCCCCCCTCTTAAGGTAACTCCTTAGGTCAGGGGGGCTTTTTGTCGTATTGCACGGAAATTTTTTATAGTATATCTTGCTCCTGCGGGTAACCGTGGGGCAGAAACTTCAATTGACGGGTGATGGCATAAGCCTAACCAGCCTCCCTGACCAACCATAATTTTTATGGGGGGTGGGGGGGCATTTCTTAATTTCAGGGTTCAGGCAAAGGTGTCGATTTGCGTCAAGCAAATAGGGTGTAGTAGGGTTACACCATGAACGAATTACCTAAACATATATCCTATTCCTCTCTAGGAACTTATCAAGAGTGTGGATGGAAGTACAATCTAACTAAATTACAAGACGTACCTGAGAAACATGCTGTTTGGTTTACAGGTGGATCTGCTGTCCATAGGGCTACCGAACTTTGGGATCTTCAAACTCCTGGAGACATTCCAAATTCTGAAATGTTATGGAATAAGGTTTGGCACGATCAAGTAAAAGAAGATGAAGAACAACATGGAGACATGCTTTCTTGGGAGTATATCAAAAGGGAAGACATGTCTTGGTGGTATGGCGAAGGCTTATGGATGCTAGATCGTTGGATAGAGTTTCGTTCCAATGGGTGGAATATCTATAAGGATTACATTGAAAAACAGTATGAAGTGCCTTTAGTAGATACTGTTGTTAAGATGGCCATTGATCGAGTGATGACCGATTATGATGGTAATGTAGTCCTTTTAGATATTAAGACAGGGGCGTCATCCCAAAGACACCCACTTCAACTTGCTACTTATGCGTGGGCTTTGCGCAAAATGGATGGCCTTGAAGTGAACAAAGCAGGTTTTTGGGATGCACGCACTGGTCATGTAACTACTTGGAGTCTGGAACATCTTGCTACTGAAGAAGTAGAGGAGATATATACTGAGTTTGACAGAGCACGTAAGGCTAAGATATTTTTACCTAATCTGAGTAACTGTGGACGTTGCGGTGTACTATCGTACTGTAAGTTTATGAACGGAAAACACACGGAAAAGGAGAAACAACATGGCTAATGCTAACTTCCAAGTTAGTTCTAAGTTGAATGATGGTCGCATATTTGTGATCGCAGGAGACACAGCCGATGAGTTCAAGCAAAACTTGACTCATATATTGGGTGACATCGGGGCTGAGAATTTAATCTCAACCATGGCGTCATCTGTAGAGGGAGCACCAACGACTATAGAGTCAGCGGTTGCCAACCTTGCACATGGACTAGGTGCTAAACCTGTATCAAGTCCAACACAAACTTTCACCGCAAGCACTGGTCCATCAGGACGGTCTTGTAAACATGGTGAAATGACTAAACGTACTGGCGCTGGTGCTAAGGGGCCTTGGAAGGCATTTATGTGTCCTTCACCAAAGGGAACACCAGATCAATGTGAACCAGTATGGATTCGTCGCAGTGATGCAGAATGGACTTCATTCTAAAACATGAGAACTTTAGCCCGTGCAGTAGGTAGTAAAGATATCGGTGGTGAACCATTACCAACGGTATTTCGTACCTTTGATGTCAATAAAATTGTCATTAGACGGGCAGAAGTATCTATGATTGCTGGCACTCCAGGGGCAGGTAAGTCAACACTTGCCCTTGCGATTGCTCTTAGATCAAAAGTGCCAACGCTTTATATAAGTGCAGATACTAATGCTCATACAATGGCTATGCGTCTGTTATCAATGATTTCTGGTCAAACACAGTCCGTGGCTGAACAGATGCTCATAGAAAATGTTGATGAATCAAGAAAAGTAATCAACGAAAACTCAGGACATATCTTCTGGTCATTTGAGTCAGCCCCTACTTTGGTTGATTTAGATATGGAAGTATCTGCTTTTGAGGAACTATGGGGTTGTCCACCAACCTTAATCGTAGTAGATAACCTAATGGATATCGCTAATGATGGTGGTGAAGAGTTCGCAGGAATGCGTTCTACAATTAAAGAACTGAAATATCTTGCAAGAGATACTAATGCTGCAGTTCTTATCCTTCATCATACGAAGGAATCTTATCCTGGCAATCCATGCCAGCCTAGATCAGCATTACAGGGAATGGTTGCACAATTACCAGCCTTGATATGTACCGTTGGAACTAATGCTCCTGGATATATTGCTATAGCGCCTGTTAAAAACAGATACGGTAAAGCAGATCCAACTGGAGATACTTCGTTCTGGCTACAATTTAATCCAGAAGTGATGGAAGTTTCTGATATTCCTGAAAGAATATGAGTGTTAAGGATATCTGGGAATTAAATCCAGACTATAAAGAAGCCATGGATATACGTGGTGAACCTACCAAGGTTTGCCCATGTGGTTCTTTTGTCTGGAAACTACTCGTCGAATGGGATGACGATAGTGATACAATAAGTTCATACTTTATCGATATGGAGTGTGCTGTCTGTGGGACAAAGGCAACAGCCCCAACAGAGGAGAAACTATGAAGAAAAAACTAAAATACATAGCGATGTGTTTTGTGGTCTTTGCGGGTTCTTGGCATCAAAATGCGGTTGCGACTATGTTGGTCGTAACCCCTATGGAACCAATCTGCAAAGAAATAAAAATGACTATAAGTCAAAGTAAAAAATTCGCTAAGAAATATGCTTCTATGAGAATAGAGCAAATAGGTTGGAATGACAGAGAGTGGAAATCATTACTCACTCTTTGGACTAGGGAATCTCGCTGGGATTATACAGCGAACAATCCTACATCTACAGCATATGGCATACCCCAAATGCTCAACATGCCTGAAGATACACCCTTAATCAGTCAGGTTGAATTAGGCATAAAATATATCAAAAAGCGGTATAAAACGCCTACTTTAGCGCTTAAACATCATGATAGAAAGGGTTGGTATTAGAGACTAAATGGCTAACAAGAATGGTCGCAAGGGATCTTTATTTGAAACAACTGTATTAAAATGGTTGCGTTCTAAAAGTGTTGTAGCCGAAAGGCTTACTAAGGCAGGGGCTAAAGACGAAGGCGACATTGTTGTCATGGCCAATGGTAAAACTTATATCCTGGAACTCAAGGCGACTAAAGCACTCAAGTTGCCTGAGTTCTGGAATGAGGCAGTAGTTGAAGCAAAGAATTACGCAACAGCGCGTTCTATCAACGAGGTACCGCCGTCTTATGTTATAATTAAACGTAGGATGGCAGGAATAAATCAAGCATGGGTGGTGGAAGATTTTGACCAATGGATCAAGAAAGTCACAACGTGTAGATGCCCTGCCAATTAAGGGTGTACTAGAACATTATGGAGCAACAGTACCAGAGAGAAGTGGATGGTCATCCATCAGATGTCCCTTCCACGACGACAATCATAAATCAGCAACAGTCAGTACTAGAGAAAATGTATTTTGTTGTTTCGCCTGTCAGGTTAAAGGCGACACTTACAGAATTATTATGGACAGAGAAGGACTAAAGTTTTATGAAGCAGTCAAGTTTGCAGAGAGAATCACTGGGCAAAGCAGCAAAGTATTACGCAGCAGCAATACACGAAGCGGAGGATTACCTCGGAGAACGGGGAATCACTCTGGAAGTAGCACGGAGAGTGGGATTGGGCGTCGTGCTCGATCCAGTTACGGGACATGAACAATATGAAAATCGTCTCTCTATTCCGTATATTACGCGTACGGGCGTGGTTGACCTCAGGTTCAGATCAATGGATTCGCAAGAACCGAAGTATATGGGCTTGGCTGGTGCAAACACACATCTCTTCAATACGCGGGCTTTTTTCAAAGCGTCGTCATACATTTGTATATGTGAGGGTGAGATTGACACCATCACGTTGGATTATGTTTGTGGTTTATATTCGGTTGGGGTTCCTGGAGTGAACAACTGGAAGAAACATTACACTAAATTATTAGCAGACTTCGATAAGGTATTCATGTTTGCAGATGGAGATCAGGCTGGTCATGATTTCTCTAAGTCATTGACTCGCGAACTAGGCAACGTAGTTACTGTTCAAATGCCAGAGGGCGAAGATGTTAACTCTATGTATTTGAAACACGGTGCAGATTACTTTAAACAAAAGGTGGCTAACTCACAATGACAGTATTAATTCCTTCCGATAAAGGTTTTGAGTGTGCGGATTGCGAATTCAAAACCAGAGATATTTTCTTGTTCTTAGAGCACTGTGATATCTCATTTGCTTGGGGTCTTAGACTAAGTAATAGATATTCACTTGACCTATTCCCTGCTCTTCAAGAAATTAATTTATTACTACAAAATGACCAAGCGAACCATGCTTTAAGGCTGGTTCAATCAATATCACTTGCCTTAGTTAATTCTTCAGAAGGAGATCAGTCCTTCCATAAATTTGTTAACGAGGCTGTAACTAAAGAAATAGCCCTAGACATGGTAGAGAGTATAGAGGAGATGCTTAAGAATGAAAAACCTAAAAAAACTGAGGAATGATATTCCAGACCCAACTGATTTTGAGTTGGCGATTTGGCAAGAGGTAGATGATCTAGTTAATCTACTTATATCTAAGCACAAGGATTACGGGCCAAAGAATATATCTGATTCACCAGGCGGTGCTATCAATGGACTCAGGGTTCGTATGCATGACAAGTTAGCACGTATTAACAACTTGTTTGATAGTGGAAAAGATCCACAACATGAATCCATTGAAGATTCTTTCAAGGACATGGCGAACTATGCAATCATCGGATTGCTTGTACTGAAAGGTAAATGGGATAAAAAATAATGTACATGCTTAGATACATAATTGCTAAACCATTTGAGTGGTTAATGCGTGTATTCTACAGAATACATCTTGCTATTGACCAGAACTCAGACTGGTACTGCTTAAATCAATCTGAATTAAACATCATATGTGAGGAATACCTAGCAGACTTTACAGATGTTTCAATTGATGATTACTTATATAGAGATGGTTCTATTGAATTTGGACCAGGATGTGATTGCGGATGAAAATATTTGGACCATATAAAGGAAGTAAACAAAACGGTGGACGTCCTATCTACGTGATTAAACGTAAGAAAAAGGATGGAACTACTGAAACTACATCTACCAATAAAGCACGTCTTGATTACAAGAAGGCTACTGGTAAGAAGTTAAAACGTAACCAAGAGGTTGACCATAAAGATAATGGTGGACGTAAAGGCAACGACAAGATATCTAACCTACGGGTCTTGTCCAAGAAGAAAAACGTAGGACTAGAGAACAAGAGACGAGCAAAAGGGAAATGAGCAAAGCAATTGTCGTGATCTCAGATTTGCAAGCCCCGTTCCACGACGTAGAGGCAGTCAAAGCCGTCAAGCGTTTTATCTATGCCTATCAACCTGATTCAGTAGTATCGGTTGGAGATGAAATAGATTTCCAGAGTATCAGTCGTTGGGCAAAGGGTACCGAACTTGAGTGGGAAAGATCAATAGGTAAAGACAGAGATACAACTGTTAAGTTATTAGAAGAATTAACTATTGATACTATTGTACGTAGCAACCATTCAGATAGGTTGTTCAATAAGATACGTTCATCTGCGCCTGGATTCTTAGGATTACCAGAGTTAGAAATTGAAAAGTTTCTAAAGTTAGATGAACTTGGTATTACTTATTATCATGGACCTGTAGAGATAGCACCAGGTTGGTTACTTATGCATGGCGATGAAGGTAACGTACAACCAACAGCAGGGGCTACAGCACTTGGACTTGCGAAAAGAAGTGGCATGTCTGTCGTGTGTGGACACACTCACCGTATGGGTTTGGCACATTACACTCAAGCATGGGCTAATGGATCTCGTGCTGTATGGGGTATGGAAGTCGGACATCTCATGAATGTTAAGCACGCTAAATACATCAAGGCAGGATTATTCACTTGGCAACAAGGGTTCGGAATCTTGCATGTGGATGGAAAAAATGTAACCCCGCAAATCGTACCTATTATCAAAAATAGTTTTACGGTTGAGGGCAAGACATGGCGATGGTAAAAAGATTTATTGAAGATTACGAAGGTGTCGTTGCTTCTATAGCATACGAATTCTCACGTAAGTATCGCATGGTTGAGATAGATGACCTGCGTCAAGAGTTATGGGTTTGGTTTCTTTCTCACCCAAATAAAGTTAAGTACTGGCATGATGTACACGACAAGAAACAATCAACTAAACTTATAGCCCGATCTTTACGTAATGCTGCCAAAGATTACTGTCAAAAAGAGAAGGCTAAATCAGTTGGTTTTCGTGTAGAAGATAACTATTATTACGATAAAAACATGCTAGAATCGCTTATTCCTGCTGTTTTAACAGGCAATAAAGAGGCGCCAGCGATGAATGATCTTAGCGTATCTAACGTAAAAAAGGTCGCTTCTGAGGGTAATAACTGGCCTGCAATATGCTCAGATATTGAGAAAGCGATTAGTAAATTAAGCAAGGAACAGCAAGATATAATAATCTTGCGTTACGCGAGTGGGTTTGAGTTAGCCGTGATAGCCTCTGAATTATCTATATCTCAGGACGCGGTACGTATGCGTGTTAACAGAGCATTAAAGAATATGCTAAACTTCTTGGGTGGTAATTATCCACGCAAGGAAAGAGATTACACGGATGAGGAGATAAATGAGCAAGGAACTGATATCACCACGGGAGATAGCGATAGCGTTCCAGACGATACAGAGATACTTGATGAACAATGAGTGGGTTGAATCGCAAGATAAAGATTTAGTTGACGCATTAGGTAGGGCTTGTCTGTGCCAACTCACCATGTTCCGTGTAACAGCGATGTATGGAGAGGACCAACACAAACTTTCTGTGCGTGGTTCCCGTGTGTACGCGTGATGTACGTGTGCATGTGTGATTAAAAATAGGCATTAAAAAATCCCCCACACGGAAGGACTCGTGTGAGGGATTTCGTGTGTGGTATTAGGCGGATACCACTTGCTTTATCTCAGAAGTTTTCACGTCAAAGTAAAAACTTAATCTGTGGTCTAACAGGTTTTGCACATTGTTGATACTCTCAAAATGTACATCATCTCGCGTGGTAAGTTCCACACGTAGTACGTATTTCTCACTCATTGTTTCTCCTTTCCTAGTTGGTTTACTGCTGTTGCGAGTATGCTATCTAAACATGCCCACAGTTCTTTATCGCGTACGACCATTTTCTGAACAAGATACCACTCAGACGAGGTTATATCTCTCCCAAGTAAATCACTCATCTCGCTTTTACGCAACAGAGTAATTACTTTACCGCGTGGTCTGTTTCTGTTCATTAGTCTATCCTCTCGATTTGTATTACACGCTTAACTTCAGCGTCATCTAGAGTTTCTACTTCCCAATCATTGTGCGCGTCTAGTGCTAATTCAATAGCCACGTCCACGTCATCAGCCGTCACGTATTGGTATAGGTCTACCATACATCTAGCCTTTACGCGATAAGTGTGTACACTAGTCATAGCGCCACCGATAGTATTGCGCATAACACACCTAGCGTAGCGAAAGATAGCCACGCTATCATGCGTAATTGTTCCCACACAGTTTCTTGTGTGAACTCATCATTGTAGTTCATTATCGAACTCGCTTTCTTGTGGTTGTGGACGTGCTATATCAAGCGGATTCTCGTATGAGAAAGTTAGACTTGTAGTTTTCAAGCCTTGCTCGCGTTGATATTCTCTGCGCTCATAGGTATCTAGATTTGCCCATATACCCTCGAGGTCTGTCCATTGTAGTGAGTATTCTAAACACTCATCATACGCAGGACAATTTAAGCAGATACTTCTAGCACGTGTGGCTTCTGGTGTGTATGAGTATTCAAAACGAATACCTACACGTTTTCTTGGGTCGCCTGATGGGGGAAACTCAGGGAACCAATCGTTTGGACGCGAATCGCCAGCACACAGCGCCTCGTTCTTGAACGCAGGTGAGTTATTCATTTGAGTTCCTTCCTGCGTGCTCTAGTAGCACACTTAGTTTGACCATGCCACATGCGTAGCAGTAGTTTCGTTCCTCGTTGTAATCATGTGTGGGTACCCATATCGGTACATCACACTTGTAACAGCGTGTATCTATGCACTTAGTTGTTCGCATTAGATAACTCCTGTTCGTGTCCTATCTGACCAGCCTTCTCACGATAGGTATTAGCCTTGAGTAGCCACATGTTTGCACTTACCATATCACGCTCATCAAGCGCGATTAAGTAGTGCTTGTAACACATCTCAGCCATGTAGGCGTGTGCCTTGAGTGGTGGGTGCTTGGCTATACGTTTCATACTAGCCCCCATGCGTTTTGTACAGTTACCTCATGCGTTTTCTTTGCTGGCTTGTAACACATGCACGTGTTGGTATTCATATCACACCATTGGCACGTTTCACACATTGGACATATAGCGTCTTTCTCTAGTCTGTCCTCATCTATGTACGCCATGCAAGCCACGCATTGGAATACACCTTCCGTGTCTGTGCTTAGGTCGTATGAATCGTAGACGTAAGGGGGATAGAAACTATCGTATGAACGAGTAGTCGCCCAACGTGTGCCGTAGTCTGCCTTGTAACTATCGTTAGACCACCACACCTTGCTCTCGTCCTCACTACCCTTGTCTGCGTGTATCAAGTACATCTGATAGTCAGCACGGGGGTCTACTGTGAGTACGCATAACTTAGAGCCTGACGTGTATTCCTCTATCATGTTGTACATGTGAGGATTATCTAAGGCTTTAACACCGCCCATTTGCGCAAGAACATCTTCCGTGAATATGCGTGTATCTGAACGTGTATCTCCTGCTGGAATATCAACAGGTAACACGCCATTGTGCGCTAGTACAGTTTGCTCATCTACCATGTAAAACGGGTGGCAGTTGTTCAAGGTAGTTGAACCATGCGTAGCGTATCTTGCGTGCCATAAGGCGTAGTCATCAGGATACTTAGCACGCACTTCGAGGAAGCGATTGACCGCCTCGTCTGCGTTCATTGTGTGCTCAACGATAATACGTTTCTCGCTGGAAACTACTATCGCAAAGCCGAAGCCGTCAGGATTATTTATCGCGGAATAAGTTAATTTATCACGCGAAGGTAGTACGTTGGGTGGAACTACACATAACATACACATCAGTTGTCCTCCTCGTTACTCTGTGTATCTCTCGGATTATCGAGATTCTTTAACGCGATTTGCGCAAAGTTTTGATATTTTTCCTTGCTGTCTAGCACATAAGCCATGAAGCGTATCCAAGATAACTGGTTGTCCTTTGGATTTACTTTCATATCACGTGTGTACTCTATCGCAGAGTGTAGAAACTCTACTGCTGATAACACACGTTCAGGTTTGAGTGAACCACGAAACACTCTAACCTCTAGCGTATGGTCGTTCTGTACGTTGATAGCCTCGTACCTATCCTCGCTCTGTCCGTACTTTACCTTAGGTACGAGTTTGCCTTTATCGTTGAAGCGTGCATAGGAACTATTACGTCCTGCTATGCCACGTACATGCACACCATTGTCGTAGATTAGTTTTTGGAAGCGTAGTTCGTGTGCCTTATCGGGCTTTCCATTTTTGCGGAAGGCTGTACGTGAGATGTGTACATGTAATCCACATGTTGATGTATCCCATGAACGGAAGCCTTTCCTGCGTAGTACGTCCAAGACACGTAAGTCGAGTGTCTTTAGTGCTTGGAACGAGTGAGGGTGGGTGACTATCTCGAAGCCGTTATTTAGTGAGCCATCACGCTTACAATATATGCGACTACCGAGTTCATCTTGTACGAGTTGAGCGCCATCTTCACAGCCCCACCCGTTTGCGTCCTCGACCTCTAACTCTAAGCCGAAGTAGTAATCATCGTTCCCGTAGAACTGTGGGTCGGGCTTGTAGTTGTACTCGTAGATATTGCTGTTAGCCTCACGATAACACTCGTGGTCGTAGCCTTCGCTTATCTCGTAACCACAATCGTTACACTCCCACTCCTCGTTGTAGCAATTTTCACACAACTCCACTTGGCGTTGCTCTGACCAATGGATATCTGCCGTGTAGTTAGAACAATGCTCACACATACGTATTTCGTCTGCGTCTAGTAATTGTTCCACGCAAGTGTCACATGTGAGCGCTCTATCTACGTAATGGGAGTTACTACCACGAGTTAGGTAGGTCTTGTCGCATGAACACACGAAAGTACAGCGTACATGCGCTTTAATCATATCGCCATTAGCGTCTAACGCGTTAGTCCATAACGCGCTACTCGACATTATGTTGATATCGTTTGATTCGTAGATGAGATTTGAGCAGTTACCGCATGAATCACGTTCCTCTGTGGTTTGCGGGAAGTAGCGTTGAGGCATGATTATCTCCTCTATT